GACTGTACTTAGATAATGATTATAGCCAATATGATGCTAGTTTGCATGAAAGGATGCTTCGCCTGGCTAATCGCATCTATTGTTATGTCATTGACAACTTTATGGATTGCGACGACCCAGACTTGCTCAAAAACTTTCATCAAATTCGTGATGCTTTGGCTGGCACAACTCACGGAATGACCTATTTTGGCTACAAGATGTCCATTGCTGCTACCATGAAATCCGGACAAGCTGACACATGCTTGACAAATACTTTGATGAATGTCCTCTCTCATCTGTTTTGTTTAGCAAAGAATAATAACTGCAGCATGTCTGCCATCCTCCCCGAGATAATCATGCATGTGTTGGGTGACGATAATTCTACCGCCATTCCCCCATGGATGAAATACGACGAAGTATCGGCCATGATGGTGAAACTTGGCCTACAACCTAAATTGACTACCAAAAGGTTTGTAGACATCAAGTTCCTGAATTTGACACCAATCCGAGTCCGAAACAAAGAGACTGGGGAAATTGTGATCTTCCTCAGTCCCATGGCCCACAGGATTGCCAGTCGTATACCTCACACACTCACGAATCCTCCAAATAAGCATGCGCACCCATTAGCTGTAAGCACAGCAATCAGTGTTACCTATGGGTGCAATCCATTTCTTCAACGCTATGCCCAATCTCTCAAGATTGTACATGGGACTTTTCCCGACGATCCAATCAAGAAATTGACTGCCAAGAATGACAAACCGGCAAGTCGAGATCGGGAATACCACAAGAGCTGGAATTTCAGACGGTCCTTCGGGTACCTGTTTTCTGAAATGTTGAATGATTGCGTCACCGATCACTTAGTCGCTTGCGAAGAGACAGTTGAAGATCTCTGCTCGCGATACTTCTTTGACATCGATGACTATGAGACAGCCTTAGATCAGTTCGATCAAACCACCGGTAATTGGAAGAATCATATTCTCCTAGACCGAATGAGGGCTGCAGAAGAAGAAACGTGGCACAAGATGGCTACCTAGTCAGATTGTGTGTCCGAGAGGGCTGTTACTTACAGCCTGGGCGTTAAACATCTCGGACCGGCCTTTCCACTAGGCTGCTTGTT